TAGCCCGTCGCCGTCAGGTCGCGCGGTGTAGAACAACTCGACGTAGTAGTCGCCGTTGGCCACCGTCCGCGCTGCGGCCTCGGTGTTGTAGCGGCCGTGGTAGGTGACAAGAGCTTGGAAGTCTTGGTCGAGACTTCCCACGCCTAGTTCCGCCTGCTGAGCCTTATAGTAGGCGTTGTCTACCCAGGTCGATACATACTGGAACGCCTCCTTGTTGTCGGAGTTGTCGGGGATTCGCAGCCCGTAGATAGTTGCGGCGAACGACCCTAGGTCGCTGTCGCCCAGCGGCACGCCTGACAGCACCACGATGCTGTTGCTGCTGTCGAGCTTGTTCGTCGTGACCGCGCCGTCGTCGATCTTGGCTTCACTGACGCTTGCCGACGAGATGTTGTCTTCAGTGATCGCGTCGACCCCGATCTTGGTCGATGTCACCGCGCCCGACGCCAGCTTTGCCTCGGTAACCGATCCATCAGCGAGCTCCGTCGCTTCGATCTCCCCGATGTCCTGCTTGAGCTGCCGCTCTTTCTGCACGCGGTTGAGCGGTCGTTCACCCCCGACCTCGCTCCGGTCAGGCTTACCCTTGCGCGGGTTGTCGCTTTCTCGACGAACAGGTAGGTGGCGAGACGCGCCGGTCTTGCTGCGATCTGGCTCGCCTCTACGCCCCGTGGTTCTCATCAGACAGAAGCGACAAAGACCTCAACGTCGACTGCTGCGGTGTCGGCTTTGGCTGTGATATCGACCACGTCCTCAAGTGCGACCGTGAGCGCCGAGCTATCCGCGTCGGCCACGTTCACCACGCCGCCGGCCTGATCGCACGGCAGAATAAAGGAGCCCTTCGCGTCCAACAGCAGCGCGAACTCGGCACCGCCTTCGGTGCGGACCACGAGCTCGAGGTGGTTGGTGTCGTCCTTGTTCGTGATGCGGATGTAGCGCACGCTGCCTTCGGCAAACTGACCGGCAAGGTAGCCCGTCGAGAACAAGCTCGAGGAATCGAAGTTGATCAGGCCAACCTCTGAGGTCGGGATCTCCACGATGCGCTTTACCACGTCGTTCACGCTCGCCACCGTAAACACGTTGCTTGAGCCCTGGTCGTAGCCGTTGAGTGTGACGGCTTCCGTGATAGTGACCGTCAGAGTTGCTGGTGTGATCGTTGTCGCCATCTAGATTCCTTCTCCGGGCTCCACGCCCGAGCTCAGTGCGTCTGCCACTGGGTTGCGCTCGTCGGTCTTGATCTGGCCCACGTCCTTGGCTGTGGCTGCCTGCTGCTGTTGCATCTCGATCTGCGCCTGCGCCGCTTGCGCCTGAGCTCGAGCGTTGCGAAGCGCCTGCACGTCGGATTCGGGCACGATCAGGTCGGTGTCGATACCGAGCATCTCGCCATACTGGTCCGTCCAGTTGTCGAAGTTGACCTTGTCGAGGATCTCCGGCTTGATCTGCGACAGTTGCATGACGTTGCCCATAAACCGGTCAACGCTGTTGCTGCCGACCGCGCGCTGGGCCTGGGCTAGGATCGAGACAAACTCGATGTTTAGGTCCGCGCCGGCGAGCTCGTCCGGGGCTGGCGGCAGCATGTCCTGCTCCACCATCGAATCGAACGTCATGTCGATCAGCGGCTGGAGCATCTCGTTATGCAGACGCTCGAGCACCGGACCCAACGCCAAGAGCTTTTCCTCATGCCGCTCAGCGACCTCGGTCGCTGTCATGCGCGTGTTCGGCCCGGCCATCGACAGCATCAGGAACAGGTCAGCGTAGAACGATGAACGGATCCGCTCGCGCACGTCTTGGATGTCGGCGAGCAAGTGGTCGAGCGAAATGCCGACCTCGAACGCAGGGCGCACGCCACCGTTTGCCGTGACCTGATCGAACGGCAGCATCGTGCCGGGGTCGACGTAGTTCAGGCCACCAGGGAACAGCTCGCTCTCGCGGTCCTTTAGCTGGCTCGGAACCTGCAACGGCGGGCGCACCATGTAGTCGATGCCCTGGCCCTTGCGAAGCTGCTCCTGCTGGAGCTGCCGAATGTCGCCGAGCGCCTCCATGCCAGGGCTCGTGCCATACACGTCGCCGCCGGCCACCGACCAGCGCGGCGCGAGCACCGGGAACCGGTTGAAGCCAGACTCGCGCAGCAGCTTGTCGTCGTCGCCATGGAGCTCCATGTAGACCGACTTGAACGGCATGTGCTTCGCGCTCGGGTTCGACGGATCGCGCTCCTGGTCGGCTCGAGGCTCGACGACGTGCAGGATCTTGACCGGGTTCTCGAGGTGTCTCGCGTTCCACTGGTCGCGCACCGACACCGAGCAGTTCTTGAGCCCGAACTCCTTCACCGTCTCGCCGACCGTCTTCTCGAACTCACGGTAGAGGCTGATCACGTTGCCCTGGTAGTCCTGCTGCAAGGCATACTCGCCGCAGACCACCGGGTAGTGATGGATCGTGTTCTGGAAGTCGGGCAGCACAATCGACACCGCCGTGCCGAACGCGCCGAGCTCCTCATACATCTGGTGCAGAGCTCGGTAGGTGTTGCTCTTCGAGAACACGCGCTGCATGCGCTCGACCACGTCGTCGAGCCACGCCCTGACCGGGTGAAACTTGCTGAGATCCGGGTCGGCGGTCGTGAGCCGGAACCACGGTCGGCCAGGGTTCGTCGCGCCGGCCTGCATGCCCGCGCCGAGCGTGCGGAGCGCGCGCGTCCCCGTGTTGTCGTAGATCTTGTTGTAGCGGTCTGCGCCGGTCTTGTTCCGGTCGGTCGAGAAGAAGCGACCGTTGCGCGGCAAGACGTGCTTGCTGATGTCGGTCCAGTGCGTGATCCACGAGCTGCGGTCGGTCTTCAGCGACCCGTGCCGGGTGATGAACGCCTCGCGCTTCTCCCTATCACTCGAGAAGTCGTAGACGCGCATCAGACCATCGTCCCTCGGCCACCGAGCAGCGACCGCGCGCCGCCGGCACCCGTGAGCAGGGTCGACGCCGGACCTCGACTACCAGCCGTTGCGGCCTGCGCCATGTATTGCTCCGACCCGCTGCGCTTCTTCTGGCCGCGACGCTGGTCCTGCGCCGCGAGGCGGTCGGTCGCGATCTGCTGCCGCTTGGCTTGGCGCTGCGCTGTCTGCTCGGCTTCAAACTGACGCCGGCTCGCCTTGCGTTGCCGCTCGCCCTGCACGACCGACGTGGTGAGCGCGCCGACCGCAACGACTGCGCCGATGTATGCCATGCTCATTCTGGAAGCTCCTTGAAGCTCTTCGCCGTCATCTCTTCGACGATCTCGTCTGGGTCCGTGAGGTTGGTCACATGCACGGTGACCCACTTCGTCTGGGTGTGCGTGTAGAGCACGCGCTTGGTGCCGGGCTGCGTGATCCCGTAGTGCGGTGCCTTGATGCGCTCGACGCCGGCCTCGGTCATCACGCTGACCTCGCCCTCGAGCACGAAGAACGGATGCGCGAACCGGTGGATCCGGCTGATCGTGAACACGCCCGGAGGACACAGCCACTCGCGCACGTAACAGCCGTCGCCGAACGAGTTGGTGATCGGGCAGAGCTCTTCGGTGTCCTTGCCGACCAACACCCGCCCCGATCCCTCGAGGTGCTCCTCGAGCTGCGTCACCGCCGAGCGCCACCGCTTCGGCGTCCACTCGATCTCGCCACGATCCATCGTGGCGACCTCCTCCCAATCCCAGCACATGCCGGCATCGTCCAGCAGCTGGGGTAGGTCGAGGGTGTCGCTAATTCGCATGGCCTCGGAAACTACCACGTCAAGCTAGAAGTCCGAATACGGATCGTATTCCCTTCGATTCCGCCGCTCGGACCCGATCGCAAGGATCGCTGACCGCTTCGGCGTGTCGAGCAGCGCCAGGATGTAGGCCGAGGCGTAGTCCGGCGACTTGCCGAGCTTGTCCATGATCTCCTGCCGGCTCTGCACCTGGATCGCGCTGCCGACCAGCCGCCACTTCGGCGTGCAGAGGTCGGCCAGCAACTGCGGGTCGGGCGGCAGGCAGATGCCGTTGTTCGCGTTCGGGTCGAGCGCCTCGCGCATGCGCCACCACAGCTCGCTGCGCCAGTTCTTGAACTGCACGCGCCCGTCCTTCGCGACGCCGCGCGCCGGCTCGCCGACGTTGCACCCGATCGTCTGCTGACCGACGCCCATCAGGTGGCCGAACGGCTGCGCGCCGACGCCGAACAGGTCGATGTGGATCACGGCTTTGTCGCGCACCGCCGCCACGACGTAGCCCGCGATCGTTGCGCCGTCTGGGCACTGGTCGCCCCGGTAAACGATCGGCTTGTCGAACCACATGCCGTGCCGCCTCGCTATCACGGTGTTGTCCGCGCCGCGCATCGCCACGTCGACCCCGACGCTGTCCATCGCCGGCAGCTTCGCCTGCGTCGACCACCGCGCCATCGCCGCCTCGACCCAGCTCGTCGGGATGACCTGCCACGGGTCGTCCTCGACGCCGGCGTGGAAGTCGCCGTAGAGCAGCTGCGACCTGAGCGGCTCGGGCATCGACTGGAGCTGGCGCAGGTAGCCGGTGCCCATCAGGTAGGGGTTGTCGGTGATCCGGCTCGGGACGAACGTCCTCGAGGTCGGCGTGACCAGCTCGCCGTCGTGCTCGAATGGCGTGCCGTCCTCGACCTCGAGCTCGACGCCGTCCTTCGTCGCGAACCAGCGGAGCTCGCCGGGCTGCGCCGGCCTCGGGTGCTTCTTGTCGAGCCACGGCGCGAAGTAGCTCAGGATCCACCGGCCCTCGACCGTGGTCGGCGGGTTGAAGCAGAGCAGCGCGCGGCACCGCTGGTCCGGGTCGGTCGTGCGGAGCCAGCCCATCAGGAACTTGACGGCCTGCTCGCGCATCTCAGCGGCCTCGTCGAACACCAGCAGGTCGTGGGGTCGGCCTCGGTATCGCTGCTCCATGCCCGGCGTCGGGAACGAGCCGAGCTCGATCTGCATCGGTTTGCCGTCGTATCGCGGCATGCGCCAGATCTTATCGCTGCCGTTGTAGGCGTCGCGCGACCCCACGATCGCCGCGATGTCGTCGTTGATGGCGGTCAGCTCGGTGCCGTTCTGCCGGAAGATGGCGATGCGCTGGTGCCGGGTCAGCGACAGCCCGATGGCGAGGTGCGTCTTCCCGCCGCCGGCTGCGCCGCCGTAGCCGACCACGTCGGCGCAGCTGTCGTAGGCCATCGATTGCGGGCCGGGCAGCGGCGTCCAGGGCTCGTCAGTCGCTATCAGGCGGTCGAGCTCGGCGCGCTCCGCCTCAGTCAGCCTCGAGAGATCCATCGGCCTCCTCGACCTCGAGCACGGGGTTGTCAGCGAGCTCGTGGCCGGCCTTCGCGAGCAGCTGCTTGATCCGCTTAGTGCGCTCGATCTCCGACATCTCGAGCGGCGGCAGGTCCGTCGCGCCGCCGAGCTGGACCTTCGACCCGTAGCGCGCCGGGTTGTTCCAGACGAGCCGCTTCTCGCGCACGTAAACCTGGAGCTTGCGGTGGTTCACGTCGCTCGGCAGGTCCGTCGGCGTGTCCGCGATCTCGAGGATCTCGTCCTCGAGCAGCATCGCTGCACACTCTCTCGCGCGCGCGAGGCGTTCAGAAAGGTCGCGGTCCTGCTTCACCCACGAGTAGACCGACGCCGGCGAGACGCCGTGCTCGCGGCAGAACGCGCGGATCGTGCGAGCTTCGCTGACCCACTCGAGCAGCTTGTCATCGAGCTCTGGCGTTCGCTTCGTTGGTCTGCCGATCTTCGTCATACATCTCGGTGCATGTGCAACATCACGATCTGGTTGTCGTCCTTGTAGGCGAGACCCTGCAACCCGTCCAGAATCCCTTCCTGCAAGTTTTGGAGGTCTCGCTTGCGTCCTGTCTTCCCCTTCGGCCTTGGCCCAAGCGACCACACCTCCACTATCACGGTGTCGTCGGCGACGCGGTGCCTGATGACCACGCCGATGTCGTCGTCTCCGAACAGTGTCTCACCTGGAGCAGCGTAGTCCTGCCACTTCTCGAGCTCTTGAATCGCTGCCGCGCGGATCTCCCGCATCGATTCCTCGGCGCGCTTGCTCGGCAAACTGTAGGTGCGATTGCCTCTGCGAATGATCCGCCGGCTGTTCTTGGTCGACGCCGGCACCGGGATCGTGAACGTGAGCCTGACCTGCCTCACTTCTCCCGACTCTTCATCAAGCTGTCCTTCCTCGGCGTCATGTTGCCCTTGCTCCTCATCGACCGATCGACCACGTCGAGCTGCGCGCGTAGCTCTTTGAGTTGCTCTTGGTATTCCGCTTTGATCCACGGCCTCGTCTCCCTCTCCATAGTTTCCTGTAAGTCGAGAATACGCTCGACGATCCTCAAACTCTTCTGGTGCTTCTGGTAGTTGCTTGCCACTGCTGCATCCCCTCCATCGGATACTGTCCCCTGTCCCACCCGCCCCCTTTAGGGGGCGGCGGGTGGGGACAGCGGGACAGCACCGATGTTGGGCGGGGACAACGCTGTCCCCTTGCTGTTCCCGAGCTGTCCCCGAGGGTCGGAACAATGGGAACAGCTTTTCATTCTGCTGTCCCCGCTGAATCTGCTGTTCCCGGCTGTTTCGGGACAACCCAGACCGGACTCTTGGCGGTGCCCTGGTTCAGGATCTGCCCCTCTCGAGCCGCGCCCTTGATCGCCGCGTAGACGATGCCCCGGCGCACGCCCATGGCCTCGACGAGCTCCTGGCCGCTCATGCCTTTGCCCAGGTCCTCGACCGCGCCCATCTTCTCGAGCGTCGCCACGACCTTCTCGATCGCGTCGATGTGCTTCCGCATGGCGAAGTCGTTCGGCGCGCGCGGGTCCTCGACCCTCTGCTCTTCCTGCTTCTCGGCTCGAGCTTCGAACGCGCGCGCCAGCGGCCCGCACCCATCGGGGATCATGATGCAGCTCCACTCGTCCTGGCCTTTGCTGCGCTTGCCGCCAGTCGGGACCGGGTGCAGCCACATCGTGATCGGCTCGAGCTTGCTGCCGTCCTTCTGTTTCCAGACCTGAAGGCTGCGCGCCTCGCCGTCGGTCGTGAGCCCGAGCACGGTGTCCACGTTGCGCGTCAGCGCGCCCGAGCCCCGGATGCTATCACGAGTCGCCACCGGCGCGCTCTCGCCCTTCCTGCGGCCCTTGCTGCCCAGCTTGACCAAGTGGTGCGCCACCCCGATCGAGGAGCCCCAGCGCGATCTCAGGGCCATCAGGCCCCGCACGATCGGGCTGACCACCTTCGCCTCGTTCTCGTCCTCCTCGAGGCCCTGGCTCAGGGTGTCGATGATGATCATCGCCGGCGGGTGCCCCTTCCACTTCGTCACCGACTTCACCATCTCGTGGAGCGTGTTCATGGTGCGCTTGCTCAGGACCGGGATCTCGCTGCTCACGACACAGTAGCGGTCGCCGGCGTCGAGGCCCAGGTGACGGTGGCTCCGCTTCCAGGCGCGGAAGCGCGCGGCCATGCCGGCCTGTCCCTCGCCGGCGAGGTAGAGCACCGAGCCGGGCTCGACCTCCATGCCGGCGAAGGGCAGGCCGTGGACCAGCCGCATCGCGAGGTCGATCCAGCAGAAGCTCTTGCCCGCCTCGGTGTCGCCGGCCAGCACCGTTAAGGAATGGCGCGGGATCAATCCTTCGATCTGCCACTCGATCGGCGGCAGAGTCGCCACATCTTCCCAATCAAGTAGATTAATGGAGCTGCGAGCAAGCAGAGGGGCGTCAAGGTCAACAGGAGCAGCAGGCCCCTGTTCCGCGCCGCCTGTTCGGATGTCTGCCCCATCGTCATGAGCAGGCCCAACGTAGCCATGCTCCTGCGCGACGTAGAACAGAGTCGGGAGGCCGATCTCGCCGCCGTTGTCCTGGCGGACCTTGAGGCGCTGCCACTGGTAGCGTTGTTCATGGGCTTCATACTTCGGGTGAACAGCTCCGGTCGGCGTCGACTTCGACCACTCGTCCCAGAGCAAGTATGCCTGCTCGCCGGCGGCGGTCGACTTGAGCGCCATGCCGACCTTGATCCACAGCGCGCGGTCGTCGTTCGGGATCACCGCGAGCGCGGCCCGGATATCCGCGAGCACCTCGTCGCCGAGCGGCGTGACCGGCGCGGTTGTGGGTCCGTCCGAGGCGTCCGCTACCGTCCCGGACGGTTGGGACGTTTGGGACGCGAGCAGCTCGAGCAACCACCTCGGCGGCTCCTCGAGGTCGTCCGGGTCGAGCGGATCACCTATCAGCCAAGACCGGCCCGGCGAGCTCGGCGACGGCACGATCGTGTAGCCGCCGTCGCCCAGCAGGTCGAGGCCCGGCCTGACGCCGATCTTCCTCGAGCCCTCGTGAGTGTAGAACATCTGCCGCCCGCCGCTGCGCGGCGTGCCCATCACGAGCGCGCACTCGTCGGCGTCAGCGCCGAGCTCGAGCAGCGACGCAAGCCCTGAGATCCCCTCCTCGGGCTTCTCGTCCAGGTCCACAGTCAGGATGCCACTCGCGCCGCAGGCGACCCCGACCTGCGCGCTCGGCGCGTCGGTCCACCACGCCACGATCTGCGCGTGGTCGGTGGTCGCGGCGTGGAAGCCGTTCGGGGTCAGCGGTCGCTTGTTCGGCGACGGCGCGACAGGGAAGACGTGCCAGCCCCGGCTCGCGTAGGCCAGGGCCGCGTCGAGCGCGGTGGCGTGCATCAGCGCGCCTCCTTGCTCGGCATGGTCACGCTCTTGATCTCAGGCCAGCGGCCCGAGTCGTCCACCTTGAGCGACACCGGCTGCTGAATCGGCTCGCCCTCGAGGTTGACCCGGACCAGGGCGTCGCGCGTGTTCTCCGGCACCGGCAGGTTGCCGCCGCGCGCGATCCACCACTTCTCAGCCTTCTGTCGAGGGTAGCCGGTGTGGCTAAAACAGACCCATTCGCTGACCCGCTTCTGCACGATGCCGCCGCTGATGTAGGTCACGCGCATCGACATCAACTTGCCCGGTCTATCATGCGGCGTGTATTCCACCGCGCGCACCGGCCACACCTCGTAGGTCTTGCCGCGCGAGACCAGCGTGCTGATCTCGTCAGGGTTGAGGTCGTGGCCGGGCTCGCGCGACTTCGTCTCCCATACGTGGCCGCACTCCGGGCACACGGTCGTGGCCGCGAAGACGATCGCCATGCAGCCGGGGCACTTCTTCATCGGCGGCTCGCCGCCGGTGCCGGGCTGCTTCGGGTTGACCTCGTTGATCGGGCCGTGCCGCTGCACGTTGGTGCCGAAGTCGAGGATCAGGCAGTCGTCCTTGCCGTCCGCGATACGCAGACCGCGACCGACCATCTGCACGTAGAGGCCGGCGCTTTGCGTCGGGCGCATCAGCGCGATCAGGTCGGTCTGCGGCGCGTCGAAGCCGGTGGTCAGCACGCCGACGTTGATCATCGCCGTGATGTCGCCAGCCTTGAACGCCGCGATGTATCGGTCGCGGTCGTCGTGCGATGTGTGACCGAACACGCTCGCGTTGATCACGCCGCGCTCGGTGAGCTCGTCGGCAATCATCTCGGCGTGCTTCACGCCGCACGCGAAAATCAGCCAGCTCTTGCGACCGCCGCTGCGCTCGAGCAGCTCGTCGACCGATCGGCGCACGAGGTCGCCGGCGGTGGCGACTTCCTCGAGCTCGTCGCGGCGATACTCGCCGGCGCGCGTCCGCACGGCGCGCGTGTCGATCTCGGCGCGCACGCCGCGATTGGTGATCGGCGACAGGTAGCCGTCGTCGATCATCTGCGGGATGTCGCAGCTGTAGGCCACGCCGTGGAACAGGCGGTCGTCGCCCTCGTCGAGGTTGCCGCTGTCGGTGCGGTAGGGCGTTGCCGTGAGCCCGATCATGCGGACCTTCGGG